CATCCTGCAACTCATCGTCAAAGCGAAGGGGCGAGCTAGGACCAAGATCATCAAAGAGCTGAGCGAGATACCATGACCATCGAAGAAATGAGAACCATCGACTCCGTCAAGACTTGGAAGGAATTGGAGGAGGCCAAGGAGCGGATCAAGCGGTTGGAGGAGTTCATCAGTCGCTTCTGCGATCCTGAGGACTTAGTGAAACAAGGGGTTGAAACCTGCAAGCGCAAAGGGATTGAGAAACCGCAAGACTACATAGCTATGGTCATCGGGCTGTGCGACATCATCAACGAACTGAAAGCCAAGGAAACCAACGAATAGAATAGAAAAATGACGATACTTCAACAATTGGGGTTGACGAAGGAATCCATGTCACGCATGGTCGGCCCCGTCACTCCGTTCAAGGATCCGAGCCCTCGGATCAACCGGCGGTGGCCGGCTGTTCCAACCGAGATCCGAGATGCCATCCTCAAGGAGGACAAGTCACACACTTACCCAGAACTGTCCAAGAAGTACGGTATCTCACTGTCATGCGTATGGAACATCAGGAACAACAAAAACAACAAACAACAATAGAGGAACTACAACGATGGAAACAGTTATGTCGCGAATTGGCCGATTGCTTGGGATGCGGATGCACAATCCAACACGGCCTGTGTGTCCAGTGCCACAAAGCACAGAAGCGGTACCGAGCAGTCCAGATACCTTTGAGGTAGTAGCAGTCAGCAAGAAGAAGAAGAGGAGCAGGAAGCACAACGTCCTGCTCAAACCCATCTACATGAAACTCAGCGATTCAATCGACACGGTTGTCAAACTACGGAGCGAGGGTCTCACCTACCGGCTCATCGGTGAACACCTCAAGCTGTCCAAGCAGCGCGTCTATCAGATCATCCAAGCCGGCAAGCAGCGTGATCTGGAGCGATCTAAGTGGACCTTCGGACTCAGCGTTCGTAACGCCAAGCTGATGGAGAAGCTCGGGATGACTTGCAGAGAATCCGCGAGGGTTGCTGTTCTCACTGGCGAGATCGCTCCGCTCAAGTGGGCCAACTTTGGTCGCAAGTCCTACAACGACCTATGCCAGTGGCTCGATGTCAAACCACTTGAATCACTTCCCGATCGGAAATGTCCTCACTGCGGACTCAAAACATGACCTCCCGTCACCAATACCCACTCGTAGAATCAATCAAGGTGGTCCGTCTCTCCTCGGGGCGGACCATCCGCATTACAAGGGATCGTACCAAGCAGGATCTCAAACTGATCCACGGCGACGGAGACATCCATCTCACCTGCGTCACTCACGCCGACGATCCCATCGAGATGATCAAGACATTGGCCCGCCTCGAAGACGTTCGATCAGTCGAACTCACCGACGAAAAAGGCAACGGAATCATAGTCCACAAACAAAAATAACATGCAACAGTCCTCAACACACGATCTAGTCAACGCGCTCAATATCCTGTCATCCGAACTCGATACACCAGATGGAATCCCCAATGCGCTCTGTGCAGAAGCATCCCAACGTCTCCTTGAGCTGGTCCAGCTCACGAGCGACCTCACAGCGCACATCATCTCCAATCCTGTGCATCACGGTCGATGTAACGCCAAGACCAAGGGTAACTACTGCAATTGTATCCTGGCACGAGTCCTCCCCACATGAAGACCCCACGACACGAACAACCCTGGTACGAATCACGCCTGCTCAATAACAAGAAACCCAGCCCCATCACCGACGAGGAACGAACAAGCATCACCGACGAGAACCGCCGGCTCATCGAGGAGTCGGCCAGTATCATTGCCACCGGCGTCAAACGCGGATGGATATCCTTCCCGGCCAAGACCGAAGCCGAGACCTGGGTGCCATCACCAACCGGTACCCAGCCACCAGATCCTCTCAGCATGATCTGGCCAGAATCCTGACAACCCCCTAACAAGCAACGAATCAACGACATGACAACGCTCCAACGAGCGAGCCTTTGGCTTTCCAAGGTTCCTCCAGCCATCTCCGGATCCGGTGGTCACAACGCCACCTACACCGCCGCAGTCGGTCTCGTCCACGGCTTCGGCCTCTCCCATGTGGATAGCCTCACACTCCTCGAAGACTGGAACAAAAACTGCCAGCCACCGTGGAAGGCCACAGAGCTGGCCTACAAGCTCCGGGAAGCCTCGTCCCGCGCTCACAATAAGCCTAGGGGCCATCTGCTCGAAGCCGGGGGATCATCACCCTCCGGGTCATTCGACATCAGCAGGGTGACATTCAAGAAGCCGGTGGCCGATGCCCCCGCCCCGGTGCCGGTTCCATCGCTCAGCCCCGTCGCTCCCGATCCCCAAGCCAGCGAGTTCCGGCGGTTCATGCAGACCGCGTTCGCCGCGACCGAGGTCGTCTGCATCTGCGACGCCGTCGAGGAGGGTAGGCCAGTAAGTGCCGGCTCATTCATCACCATCGAGGAATGGCTCAACCGCTTCGATGACCCCCAGTCCCGCATCCTCTCACCCGAGCGCGAGGGTATCTTCGTCCGCATCAACCCCTTCAAGCCCAACCTCTACAGCGGAAGCGACAACGATGTCAGCGCGTTCCGCCATGTCCTCGTCGAGTTCGATGACCTCCCCAAGGCCGAGCAGGAACAACGCCTCCGGGACTCTGGCCTACCCATCACCGTCCTCATCGACTCCGGGGGTAAGAGTATCCATGGCTGGGTCCGGGTCGATGCTCCCTCCCGCAAGGAATGGGACGCCCGCCGGGATCTCATCTACTCCGCCATCCCCGGCATCGATGCCAAGAACAAGAACCCATCGCGCTATTCCCGCCTCCCCGGCGCATGGCGCAGCCCGACATCCCAACAGCGTTTGTTGGCCACCAGACTCGGTGCCGCATCCTGGGAGGATTGGCTCACCAACCGCGAGACCGATGATGATCAGTCCACCATCGTCACGGTCAAAGACCTCATCAACTTTGATCCGACCAAAGATCCGGACAACCTCATCGGCAAACGCTGGCTCACCCGCGGATCCTCCATGATCATCAGCGGCGGTACCGGCATCGGGAAGTCGTCCATGATGATGCAGATCGTCATCCGCTGGGCTCTAGGTAAAGACTTCTTCGGAATCACTCCAGTGCGCCCGCTCCGCATCGGTATCGTCCAAGCCGAGAATGACAAGGGCGACCTCGCTGAATCCTTCCGGGGAGTCGTCCAAGGACTCAACATGGGCGTCAGCGACATCGGAACCCTTCAAGAGAACCTCCACTTCCGCACCGAGTCCGTTCGCACCGGTGATCAGTTCCTCGCCTATGCCCGCCGCTTCATCACACGCTCCAAGCTCGATCTCATCATCGGAGATCCCCTGTTCTCCTACTTCGGTGGCGACCTCAGCGACCAAGGCGAGGTCAGTGTGTTCCTCCGCAACAAGCTCCAGCCCATCCTCCACCAGACCAAGGTCGCTTGGATCTGGATGCACCACATCGGAAAAACCCAGCGCAAGGACGGCGAACCACTCACCACCATGGAACTGGCCCACGCAGGCTTCGGAAGCTCCGAGCTTGCCAATTGGGCGCGGGAGATCGCGGTCCTTGCAGAAGTAGGCCAATCGAAGCCTCGACGATTCCAGTTAGCCTTCTGTAAGCGGGGATCGCGTCTCCCGGCCAACACACTCAACCTTCAGCACGCTCCCAGCGGGATCGTATGGGAAAAGTGGAATCCGATGATGATGACTGGGGCGCAACTGAAGGAGGAGAAGCCGTATCAGACCCGTAAAGGGCGACGCGCATAGCTCGGAACCATTCCTCCGGATCAGCCGCTTTCTCTTCGGGGGGAGCGGCTTGTTGCTGCTCGGGCTTAGGCTCCGGATCCACATCTCCCACCTCATCGTCGGCCACCTCCTCATCCCTCCTACCACCCTTGCGACGGCGCAGCGAGACCATCTCATGCTTCACCTTCCGAAGCTCCGTTCTCAATGACGAGATATCACGCTTAAGCTCTGTAACAGTACTCATCAATAGCGATATCTTGTCCACCTCCTCAATGGGCATCCAATCACATCCACGCCACTGGCGATGAATACGATCGTATATCAACACCGCGCTCTTCAGGTGGCGCATCGAATCAAACGCACGGAGCGCACGGCCCAGTTCACAGCGGAGATTCTCGCGGATGTAGGCCACAACATCAGACCGTGTGGGGTCGGCATCGTGCCTCATCGGCGGCATCAGGCGGAACATGGCGCGGAGGGTGGAACCATTCTCTAAGTAACTCATGGGACGAACAAGGTAGCTTCTCCCGGGACGCCAGTCAACTATCCAAAAGGAAATTCAAATGGTGGTAGCAGGAAGTTCCCAGCCCCTCCCGCTATCTCCCCTAAAAGGGAGTCTTAGTACTCCCTTAAAAGGGAGTCAATAAATGCATCGCCGCTACGCTCTGGGGGACTGACGCCCCCCGCGGCGGCGGCATTTATTGAGGAACCCCCAACTGATTGCGAAGTACCCGTGTTGGTGGTTGTGGTGGGGGATGGAGGATAGCGATTGCTGGAGCGGGAAGGGGGCTAGGAGCGCGTTTGATGGCGGAAGTGACCTTGGATCCGGTTCGGGGGTTGGGACCGCTTAGAAACGAAAATCCCCGGATGGGGGTCCGGGGGTCGCTTGGGGAGGGGGATGAATGGCCTACTTGGAGGTTACTTCTCGGAGCAGGGTTCGGAAGGCGAGAGCGGCGGTCTGGGGGACGACCCCGTTTCCGAGGA